TAAAAGCTAGATTAAAAAAAGTAGAGACTGACATAGCATACACGCAAAAAATATATTTTAAGGATGAATAATGAAAGATACATTTGAAAAACGTTTTGGTGAAGGCACAGCCTTTGATCTTGATTATGGAAAATTATTAATCATTGCACTATGTATTTACATAGCAGTACAGGTGTCTTAATGAAAGTTCTCGTAGTTGGTCATAGTCCTAGCAATCCTAATATAAAGTTTAGGTCTAAGGCCGCTACGATCAAACGCTTAGACAGGTGGCTCGATGCATGTGGTGTGGATATATACAGCTTTACTAACCTGTGTGCACACCACAGTGAGTCTATCAAAGCAGCAGATATTGATGAAACATTGATAAAAGAATGTGTAAAACCTTATAATAAAGTAATAGCTTTAGGTAATGAAGTAGCACATTATTTCAAGAAAAAAGGTATCGATTGCTTTCATGCACCTCACCCATCTCCACGTAACAGGAAGTTTAACGACAAAAGTTACGAACCCACTGTAATTAACGGTTTACAAAAGTACATACATATGATATAATATACAATATAATAAAGACATAAGGTGAGACTATGAAAATTGTACATATACTTGGCCGCGGCATTGAAGGTTGCGGCGTAACTCGATTTACACTTGAGTTAAAAGACTGGGCACTAAGCCAAGGTTGGAATTATACAGTATACGCACCAACTGATAAGAAATGGACACGTGCTTCGTCACACTATCTAGACGAAAATATTAAACAATGGAAGTGGGGAAACAAGCCTGCCCGCGGAGACACGCGGTACGGCACTGAATTGATTGTAGAAGATTGCAACAAGTCAGATTTAGTGCTTATTGGTTCACTGCCATCAAAGGGCCACCCCGACGATTGTATAGAAAATTTTGGTAAGTTAGTCGAAGGAATCAAAACTAAAAAAGTTATGATTCAACACGATCATAAGATGATGTCAATCAGACGCAATGCATTGTTAGACGATGTGATTCAATCAGCAGACGTTATCTTATCGTACTCCACTAAAAGTCCATTTATGGATTATTGTAAAAAGATTGGTGCTAAAGGAAGCATGTTTAACTTCTGTAATGGAGTTAACGTGCAAAGAATACGTGAACAATACTGGAAACCTATAGAAGAACAAGATCCCGATCATTTAAAATGGATTGGACGTTCTGCATATTGGAAAGGCTTTGACGTATTGTTTGATCTATATAAGAGTACTAAAGGTACTGACTTATTATATACACTAGAAGGAATGGAAAAGTCAATACAGTTTGTAGATATACGCAAAGCTTTTGATTTCCACGAAATGGCTGAAGAGTTTGATGTAGAAACCAAACACGGCGAAAAACCTTATGTCTTTGGTGCGTTTAAACATAGTGAAATGTTAGAACGTATGTCACGCTGTGGCTTTGGTTTTCAGCTGACAACTCTTCAGCCAGAATATATACAGAACTTCATTGAGTTTACACACTTAGAAATTGTAGCTTGTGGTGTGATACCTATTTTTAGAAAAGCTTTTGGTGATCACTGTACACACCTACAAACTGGTAACAAACTAACTGCTGATAAAAACACCGGTACTATATGGGCAGGTGAAGTAGGTACAGATTGGAGTGAAACTATTGAAGTCATAAATAAACTTAGAAAAGATAATGGAATGCGTAACGAATGGCGTGAAATGGCTTACGAATACTACGCATCGCACAATGGGCCAGACGTATCGTTTCCTGATATATTAGATAAAATCAATAAACCCAATAAAGGCCCATCTGATTTATCTGAATTCTTTGGTTAGGAGTATAGAATGAAAATAGTTATTACAGGTTGTGCTGGTTTTATAGGTTTTCACTTAGCACAAAAATTGAGAAAAAATCATAGAGTGTCTGGTCTCGATAACTTTAACAGTTATTATGACGTTAAATTAAAAAGAGATCGAGAAAAAATTTTAAAACATTCATGTGGCATACATGTCGAACATTTGGATTTGCTTTGGAAAAATGCTTTGATAAAGCACTTAGCAAAGTGTCAGCCAGACGTTGTAATACACTTGGCTGCAATGGCTGGTGTCAGGCATTCGATGGACGATCCTACATCTTACATCGAAAATAATATTGTAGGTACACACAATTTGATTGAAGCTTGTGATCTTTTAAATATTGAAAAAGTAGTGTATGCCTCTACATCATGCGTAATGGCTGGTAATACACTTCCATGGAAAGAAGATGAAAAACTTGGAGTAGCAAAGAATCCTTACGGATACTCGAAAGCTACGAATGAAGCACAGTTTATTTCTTCAAAAATTGATTCAACAATTGGATTAAGGTTCTTTACCGTGTATGGTCCATGGGGTCGACCAGATATGGCGCTGTTTGATTTTACTAAAAGTATTGTAGAAGAAAAACCTATAAAGCTTTTCAATGACGGTGATATGGTTCGTGACTTTACTTATGTTGATGATATTGTACAGGGTATAGAAATCGTCATAGATAGAATAAATGAAAACTCAGATATAAACGAGATTTATAATATTGGCTATGGTCAGCAAGTACAACTAATGGATTTTGTAGATCACATCGAGAAAAATCTAGATAGAAAAGCTATCAAACAATTTGTGCCTATGCATCCAGCCGATACACATAAAACTTGGTCTGATACTAGTAAGTTAAAAAAACTAGGCTATTCACCTAAGACACCTATAGGTAAAGGTGTATACGAGTTTGTTAAATGGTACAAGGATTATTATCATGTCAATTAATATTGCAATCATAGGTCATGGATACGTAGGTAAAGCAGTTGATCATGGTTTTTCTACGAGTCAAGTTTCTAAGTACATTGTTGATCCAATATACGGTTATCCTACTATTGAAGATCTCGTTGGTAAGATACGCTTAGACGCAGCATTTGTTTGTGTACCTACGCCATTTGGCGACGATGGAAAGATTGACGCTTCAATAGTCAAAGATTCAGTACGTAAATTATCTGGTGCAATGTGTCCCATTGTGGTAAAGTCAACTACTACACCTGATGTTATCGAAGAACTTTACTTAGAAAACGATAATGTAATTTATAACCCAGAGTTTTTAACAGAAAAGAATGCTTTACATGATTTTATTAATCCACCAATGCACGTGCTTGGTGGTAAAAGACAATACACTAACAAAGTATTAGAACTATATGAAAACTACTCGCAGTGTACGCCGTGCCCTGCATATCATATGACCGCAAAAGAAGCATCCTTTGTAAAGTATGGAATCAACTCATTTTTAGCGAGCAAAGTCTTGTGGTTTAATCAATTTAAAGATGTAGTTGAGAAATGGGACGCTAAGTATAACGTTATTGTCAACGCCATAGGTACTGATCCACGTATTGGACATAGCCATACACAAGTGCCTGGCCCAGATGGCCGTAAAGGTTTTGGTGGTGCTTGTTTCCCTAAAGATACAAATGCTTTCTGCGCTTTTGCTGAAGGTGATCTGCCTGTACTTAAAAAGATTATCGAAGAAAACAATAAATATAGAAGTCAATACGAACTCGATGATCGTGAAAAAGAACAGAAAGTAAGTTATGTCTAATTATGCGAGTATTATACCACTCATTGGCGGTGAAACTATCGCCATGCAAAATGTATTTAAGAAAAAACCGGAGTATATTTTAAGCTATGAACCGTTTAAAGCAAACGATACTCACCTTGTTGAGTACTATCAACGAAAAGTTCCCTACCACCTGTTGGGAGATAACGGGGTGGACAACCTACCTAGTGTCGATGTTGTTAATACCGTATGTCCTTGTGCTGGGCTTAGCAGTCTTAGTACTACAGCATCTACTGATTCTGCTGCTAACGATTGGATGCCTACCACAGCTCGTTATGTTTTGGGTACACTCCAACCTCGAGTATTCTGGGGCGAGAACGCACCAAGACTCGCTTCAGCGATGGGACAACCTATTGTCGAAAATCTCAGAAAAATCGGTAAAGAGTTTGGATACACTTTCAGCATTTTTAAAACGAAGTCTATCCTTCATGGACTAAGTCAAGTCAGGGACAGAACGTTTTATTTCTTTTGGAAAGGTGATAAAGTACCAGTCTTCGAATATATAAAAAGGGAACACGAAAAAATAGAAGACACGATACGTTCCGTGAAACGTGATCCAAAGGATCCTATGAATGTACTTACTAATAAACGTGTTCCTACAGAAGATCCTTTCTATCGATATATTTTAGAAGAACTAGAAAACAATATTAGTCACACACAGTTTCAAGATAAGCTGCAAAAATCATATGATGTCTTGTGGTACATAGAACAACACGTTACCTATGATAAAGTCGCAAAGTGGATGGATAATAATGGCTTTACAAAAAAAGCTGAACGCTGTCGCACAATGTTTGAAAAATTAAAAGCAGGCGGTAATGTAATGAGAAGAGGTGTGTACATACCTAAAGATTACATAGGTGCGTTTGTTGGAGCACTACCTACAATGTGTACCCACCCTGACGAAGATAGATTTTTAACTATCAGAGAATGTTTAAGTATTATGAAATTACCTAATGATTTTATATTACAAGGTGGTCTTAAAAATTTAAATCATATATGTCAGAACGTGCCTGTCAATACTGCAATGGACATGGCAGAACACGTATTAAAATATGTTGATGGAAGACTCGATAACAGTATGATCGATACAGATTACTTAGTACAAGACAATAAGAATATGACATTGAATTACAAAAAAGATAGTGTACAACTTGACGCATTTATGGTATAATAATGGAATATGATTTAGCGGAAAAGCTTAAAAGCGTTCTTGAAGAATTAGGTCAAGTCATGAAAGCACGTAAAGATCAAGTAGAAGAATTGCGCAATCAAATCGTAGTACTAGAAAATATGAATGAAGATCTTGAACGCAAGGTCAATGAAATAATGAGGGACTTTTAATGTCAATAATGGACAAACTAAAAAAGAATAGTAAGATCAAAGAAACTTCTATTCTTTCAGATTCTAAATTTTTTACAGAAAAAGATATGGTGCCAACCGACGTACCAATGATGAATGTTGCACTATCTGGTTCTGTTGATGGTGGGTTGGCGCCAGGTCTTACTGTGCTTGCCGGTCCATCCAAACATTTTAAAACTTCGTTTGGTCTTATCATGGCCAGCGCTTACTTAAAAAAATATAAAGATGCCGTGCTTCTGTTCTATGATTCAGAGTTTGGTTCGCCGCAAGCATACTTCCAACAGTTCGATATTGATACAGAACGTGTACTACACACGCCTATTACTAACGTAGAAGAACTAAAGTTTGATATTATCGCACAGATGGAAGGTTTAGATCGCAACGATAAAGTTATTGTGATGATTGATTCAGTAGGTAACCTTGCTTCTAAAAAAGAATTGGAAGATGCTATCAACGAAAAGTCAGTTGCCGATATGTCACGTGCTAAAGCACTTAAAGGCTTGTTCCGTATGACTACACCATATTTAAATATGAAAAACATCCCACTAATTGCTGTTAATCATACGTACATGGAGATTGGTTTATTTCCAAAAGCAATTGTGTCAGGTGGCACGGGTATCTACTACTCAGCTGATAACATTTGGATTCTTGGTCGTCAACAAGACAAGCAAGGCACTGAAGTTAAAGGTTATCACTTTGTAATTAACGTGGAGAAATCAAGGTATGTCAAAGAAAAGTCTAAAATACCTATTAGCGTGTCTTGGGATGGCGGTGTTCAGTCTTACAGCGGCCTACTCGACGTCGCCCTTACAGGCAATTACGTTGCTAAGCCTAGTAACGGTTGGTACTGTCGTGTTGATCGAACTACTGGAGAACTCGTCGATCCAAGAGTACGAGAGAAAGACACCTTGGAAGAAAAATTCTGGTTACCAATCTTTGAGTCCACCGATTTCAAAGATTACATTAAATCCAAATTTGCCATCGGAGGAAAGAGCGACAATGAGCTTGTACTCGAAGATACCGCATAAAGAAAACGTAACTTATTCGCTTGTCCCTGGAGAAAGTGGTGACCAACATTGGTTGGTGAGATTTACTGAAGGCCCATTTGCTGAAACTGTAATTCAGTATGGTGCCATTAAGTTAATACCTGAAGATAATGGTAAGATCTCATTTAACTTCTTTGTTGAGTCATCACCGGATCCAAACTTAACAAGTGAAGACGTAGATTTACAATTATGGTCAGGTGATGTACTCGAAGAAATACTAAGACAATCACTTGAAGAA